ATGCATAAGATATATGACTTAGCGCTTTTACAAGAATTAATAAAGTTTAATCATAGAGGAAATTTTGACAGGGTAATGGCTTTAATGATTGGCATGTACCACACTAGAGAAATGTACAATTCAGAAGTTAGGGAAGTATTGGAAGATGGATCAGCAAATAAGTGGTTTGACCAAAATTATTATTAGTGCTATATTATAAGGAATAGTTTAAAATGTATAAGCACTGCAAGGCATGAAGTATTAATTTGTATTTTTGAAAATTATGTATAAAGGAGAAGATAACATACCACAACAGCGTATACCACTTAGTAAAAAGACTAAAAAGTGGAAAGAAGAATGTGTTGAAGCATTTATAAATATATCTGGACACGGAACAAGTGAACGTAAAGATCATTTACGATCTTTATATGACTATTACAACGGTGTAATTGAAGAGTCAGATTATGGGTATGTACTAAAACCGTATGGTAAAGCTAGAAAGAATTTTCCTTCGAAAATGCGTAACTACCCTATCATTAAACCTATAATTGATCTCCTATTAGGAGAAAAGTCTAAAAGACCTCTTAATTATACTGTTACTGTAAAGAATGCGGATACTGTTTCTAATAAAGAAACACAAAAGCAACAGCTTATTTATAAAAACTTAGAACAGAGTTTTATTAATAAGCTTAATGAGCAGGGAATGGAAACAGGCGTTCCTACTGAAGAAGTAGAGCTTCCTGAAAACATACTTGAACAATTTGAAAAGTCTTATGTAGATGCAAGAGCTGTACATGGGCAACGAGCGTTAAACTATATTATGTATAGCGAAGAAATCTATGAAAAGCTTAATAAAGCTTGGTTTGATTTTTTAATTACTGGAGAAGTGTATACTCACAGAGGTGTGAGAGGTAATGAACCTTTTTATGATATACTAAACCCTATAGATGTAGACTACGACAAAGATCCAGATTTAGAGTTTGTAGAAGATGGCGATTGGGCCCTTGTACGTAAGTTTGTGCATGCATCTACAATAATAGATCACTACTACGACGAACTTACTCCTGAGCAGGTTTTAAAACTAGAAAATCCTGAAAATCACGACTTACATTCATACTTAGCGTTTAGACCTGAGAGTGCATCTTCAGATGAAAATGCACATAGAAGTAGATTGATAGAAGTTGTAAATGTTTACTGGAAGTCTAGAAAACGTATTGGTTTTTTAGAGTTTACAGATCCTACTACAGGCACAATAGAAGAAATAGAAGTAGATGAATTATTCAAAATGCCAATTGAGCTTAAAGAGCAAGGAGCTAACTTAACTTGGATGTGGGTAAATGAAGTAATGGAAGGAACTAGAATTGATGGTGATATTTATGTAAAAATGAAACCAATCTCTAATCAAAGAGTTTCTTTAGATAATCCTTCTCTATGTAAGCTTCCTATAAACGGTAGAAAGTACTCAGACAGAAATGCGAGAAATATTTCATTAGTATCCCTTGGTATTCCTTACCAATTGAATTATAATATATATAAATATAGACTTGAACTAGCAATTGCTAGAAGTAAAGATATTATTGTACAATTTGATATTAACATGATTCCAAAAAAATGGGACATGGATAAATTTATGTACTATGTAGAAGGTACGGGTGTTGCGTGGGTAGATTACAATAAAGAAGGTGTACAACTTTCTCCACAGCATCAATCTGTACTTGATATGTCTATTAAGACTATTGAGCAGTATATTGTTCTTCTTAACTCTATCATGGAGGAATGGGAAAAATTATCTGGTGTAAATAGACAAAGACAAGGACAAGTTGGTAGTTATGAAGGTAAAGCTACTTCTCAACAAGCTATTGTACAGTCTTCTCATATTACAGAAGATCTATTTCGCAAATTTGGAAGGTTAGAGCAAAAAGATTTACAAGCATTAGTAGATTATTCTAAGGAAGCTTGGATTAATGGTAAAAAGGCTATGTATGTTATGGCTGACGGTGTTACAGAGTTCCTAGATTTAGAATCTATGGAGCATATGGAATCTGAGTACGGAATATTTGTATCAGACTCTGGTAAAGATCAAGATAAGTTAGATGCTATTAAGCAACTGTCTCAATCTATGATTCAAAATGGTGTACCTGCTTCTACTATCGCGGAGATGTTCGATGCGGAAAGCTTCACAGACATTAAAGGTAAAATATCATCAGCTGAGAAATCTCTACAAGAATTAGAGCAATCACAACAACAAGCTGAACAAGAAATGCAACAAGCTCTTCTTCAACAGCAACAAGCTGAGGCAGAAAATGAAAATATGAATAAGGAAAAGGATCGTGAGACTGATATTGAAGTTGCAATGATCCGTGCTAAGGTTGAAATGATGAAACTGGATGCCCAAGTTGATAAGCAGGAAGGAGATTTAAACGTTAAAGAGCGTCAGGTCGACGTACAGGCCTCTCAAGCGATCGAGGGTAGTAGATCTAAGCGGAACGATGAAAGTCTCAAGAGAGAGGACTCTAGGTCACGAGAAAGACAGGCTGCAGCTGATAGACAATCCGGTGAAAGGAAGAATAGAGAATCCTTAGCTTCACAAGAAAGACAATCAAAAGATAAATCTAAATCTAGCGAAAATTGAGTTTAAATCCAATGGACATGTTAAAGCAGTCAATAGCCACTAAGGTGCCTATGACTGACTTGATGCAACAAGCAAAAGTTGCAGAAACTCCTGAACAGCAGAAGGAAGGGTTGAGTAATCAACCTGAAGGGACTTCAATGGTTTTTCCTGAATCTACTGGGAGCTTTAATACTATGGACATGGATTATCCTATTGACATTAAAAAGGTTGATAAACAGGGTAGCTTAGTTAGGAGTTATGAGAATGTTCCTCCTGGAGTAGGTAATCTTCCTATGGGAGAAGACAAAGGTACAGTTATAGAAACACCAGCAGACTATAAAAATGGCGGGTTTGATCTTGAAGAGTTTAAAGGCTCTCTACGCAGCAAAAGTTTTCAGAAAGGTGGGTTTGACCCTTTTGAAAAATTATCTTCAGTATCTGAAAGTACTAATGTAAATTATACAAAACCAAATCCTAATGCAATAACTCCAGAAATGGAAGCTAATATGGACTTTCAGGCGGAGTATGAGACGAATAAAACTAGTGAGATGTGGTTAAATAGCCATGGGATGAATATACCTGATGCAGACGCCTCACATTTAACTTTTGAAGCTTTATTTCCGTATGGAAAAGCTTTGAAAACTTTTGGGTCGGGCGCAAAAGCTATGTTCCCAAAAGGAGTTTCAGCATTTACAAAGGATGGAGTTAAAATAATTCCAAAAAAAGATGCAGTTAGATTAAGTAGAATAGAAGATGCAAACGTAACCTCAAAGAGTTTTAAAAACTATGAGGATGGGAATTGGTTTTCAAATAGTGCAAATGAATTCTATGTAAATAATACTAAACGTAATACAAATTTACCTAGGCTTGAGGGGCAAGCAGCTTATTTAGCGCCTGGCGATCCGAGAAGATTGATTAATATAACTACTGATAAGTCAACTGCGGAGTCATTCAATATGATAAATAGTACCTCTAAGGCAAGAAAGCTTAGTAATGGTCCCTATAATGCAGCCCGTGCTGATGAGTTTATATTGCCTCCAGATTTAGTAAAAACAATGCGGAATTCTGGCAGTGGTTCAGGGTATTCAACACATATAGGAGATGCAGGTAATACTATAAAAAACATGTCAGCTTTTTATAAACAGAAAGGTGGGTTTGATCCGTACGAAGATTTATCTTCAGTATCTGATAATACATCAGTACATAATTATTCTAAGGATGTTTTAGATTTACAAGGGCAAAAACTAACTTCATCAACGCCAAATTCATCGAATAGGTCTATGGCGTATAAAGAGCCTTCCTGGGGTGAAAAGTTGACTGATTATGCTGCAAGTCCTATGACTGCATTTGGGTACAGTGTTAGAAATCAGGACATGCCTCACAGTATCCCTATAAATTCCACAAACAGAAACATCATTGATGACTATGTTCTTGATAATATAAACCCATTTGCTTGGGCTAAGTACGCAAAACAAGCAGATAAAGATTACGCAAAAGGCGAGTACACTGATGCGTTATTAAGTACTCTCGCTGCACTCCCTATGGTGCCAGCCGCGCTATCAAAAGGAAAACCTGCTAGGCAGGCCGCTGACGCTTTAGTTGCGGGTACGCTTGAAATGGTACGGAACGTAAGAGGTAATGTGCCAGGAGATAATACAAAAGATTTAAATAAAAAACAAAAGACTGGAGGATTTAAAGGTAAATATCAGAAAGGTGGGTTTGATGATAATATTGTAATTCAGAATTCACAAACTGCAGCAGATAACAAAAGAGATTTTAGTAGACTGAGCCAGTCATGGTTTCCAGAAGCGTATGGTGAAAAGCCGAACTCTGCTTGGAGTAAGCTTCTCTCAAATATACCTATGCAGTATAAAGCAGCGGCTATTGCAGTCCAAAAGGGTATAGAGTATGCTAGCCCACTAGCATTTGGCGCACAGTTTAAATCTCCGGGAGGAACTCCTATCTGTTATGGTAATACTTGTGTGTCATCTACCTCAGAGATACTGAGAGAGTCAGGTAAATGGGATGGGAGGTTAGAGCAGGATAATGACAAGTTTGCTAGTAACTATAAATCTCATGGGTATGATTTTGTACCAGAAGGGCAACAAACTCCAGGCGATATAGTTCAATTTTACAAAGGATCTGATGCAGATAGAAATTATAGTCACATGGGGATAACTGCTGGGGGTGATAAGTACTATAATGACGGATACTCCTCTAAACCTTGGCATAAAAAGAATGAACCTACAACTGCGGAGCTTCAGAAAAACAGTAAGAATCCTATTAATGAAAAAGCAATAGGGAAGGTGTACTATAGATATATAGGGGAATAAGTGTTATATAATAAACACGCTTCTAAAATATAAGTTAAGTGTAAAACTAACTATTATATTAGTAAATTTGTAAAAACCAAATATCATGACTGACCCAGGAAAAATACAATTAGACGATATAACCTTTGATGACGTAATTGCAGGAGAAGGTGTATCGTTAGATGCTATAGAAGATAGTGTTGAAGAAGAAGTAGTAGAAGAGGTAATTCAAGACGAACTTGAAATAGAAGACCCAAAAGAAGACGACGTTGTACCAGAAGAGGACAAACTAGTAGAAGAAGACAAAGAAGAAGAAGAACCTGTTGAGGATGATTCTGTTGTTTCTGAAATACTAGCTAAGCTGGGATACGACCTTGAAGGAGATTACGAAGATACTAGTGAAGGCTTAATTGCTCTTACAAAGGACGCAGCAGGTAAAATGGCTGAAGATCAACTTGAAGGTTTGTTTGAAAAGTTTCCTATAATTAAAAAACATTTAGAATACACTATGGCTGGTGGGAATTCTAAACAATTTATGGAAACGTTTGGAGCTACTAATGACTATACTGAATTGAGCATCTCTAAAGATGATGTTGGAATGCAAAAAACTGTATTAGCAGAATACTTTAATGTTAAAGGTCATGATAAGGAATTCATAGATGAAATTCTTGAGGACTACGAAGACAGTGGTAAACTGTTTGATAAAGCATCAAGAGCAAAAGACGCTTTAATTAAAGTTCAAGCAAGTTCAAGAGAAGAACTAGTTGTTAAGCAGAAAGCACAACAACAGGAAGCGTACCAAGAGCAAGAAAAGTTTTGGGGTGATTTAAATAAAACAATTGATGAGTCTACCGAACTTGCAGGAATAACTTTACCAGCTAGAGATAAAAAGAAATTTTTTGAATATATCTCTAAACCCGTGACTAAAGAAGGTCAAACACAACGAGATTTGGATCATAAAGATGCCGAATTAGATGTTAAGTTAGCTATGGACTACCTCATGTATAGAGGATTTGATTTGGATAAAATCATAAATACTAAAGCTAAAACAGTAAGTGCAAAATCACTTAAAGACAAAATATCTAGAACTGGCAAATCTCTTAAGAGTGCTGATAAAGCATCCAGAAGAAAGACAAACGTTGATTTTGATGAACTAAGTCTCGATTTATTAACTTAGGCAACTAGTGGAAACACGACTGCATATATAACTTTTAAAATAGATAAAAAATGGCAAATGGAACAAATATAAGCGTTCAAAAAACGTTTTATAACGATTCGCAAATGACTGACTCGAACAGTCTTGCAAACGCGTTGTTGTCTAAGCCTGCTGAACTATCTCCAATCATTACTCATTTATCAGGTAAAGATGATAAACGTTTTCCACTATCTTTCTTAACTGAAGGTGTTGGTAACGCTAAGTCAATTGACCGATTAGAGTATGAGTATCGTGTGGCAACACAACGATTGAGAACTCGTCCAGTAGCAGCAACTAGCACAGG